CTAACTATGAGTGTTCCCTTGTCTGTCGAGACAAACTATCACATGGTATACCTTACTTATACCGTTGGAATCCTCCTATCCGTTATACTAACTTCTAAGCTATTCCCAGTTGCATCTTCTTACTTATACCGGTGCTTCATCAACACTCCCAGCGTCGACAGAAAGGATGTTGCCTCACGATTTAGAGATAATTGTGCCAGACAGCCTTTCAGCCTGCGAGGCCACGCTGTTGTTGATTCGAACCCTCACCGTTACGCAGCCCAAAGAAGAACTGCAGCCCGACATTGGATTGTCACTAATATCTATCACCGCGGAAAAGAACCTTTTGCGGTAAATCTTTCATCATCGGATATCCGTAAGGGTACCAAAGGCAACCGCCAACTCCGGACCATGAAAGACCATAGCTATTACACGACAACATCAGATTCTACACCTACAGCCGACCATGACATTATGGCTATTGATGACCTCGACCACTACAGTTCTGCACAATTGCAAGAACTGCTGTGTTTATCAACACAGGTTGGGGCCAACATCTTTAGCTATACTCTCAAACCTACTGCTGGTGCTTTTAAATCTGATGAGGCTTCCATAGCCTACAATCACAAGATCGGAAAATGGGAAACGCTTCTACCTGATGAAGCAACATATGAAGACGCCCTGTGGGACTCCACAAAAGAGTTTGTGTCGAGTTTCACTTTTGGTGACTTAGACCGCTATCATTATTTCTTCGCGACAGTCACAGCCCTTGTGACGGTCGTGCTGTCATTCACGTACTTGTCAGAGACCATGACCGTAGACTACCAATACTTGTCTATCGGTTCCTACCAACTCTGCTACCACTGGATTGACATGTTTTACCCTTCTGTCAGTTACTCAACTACTAGCTTCTCTGACCTCATAGTCGCTAGTAGTCTCACTGGTTCTATTTCTATACCTTTTAGTTCACTATCTGGAATCCCGTACTTGATCTTCAAGTATCGGTCATTCCTCAGACCTGAACTAATTGATTGTCCCGTTGAGTCAAACACCTTCCTCTATCTGTCTTTCTTGACCGGTATTGGCATGTTTTTGTTCATCACTGGGGCTTTCAAATTCTTTCAATTACAGTCTGGAATGCATCAATGCTTCCACATCCCTTGTGGTGAAAACCGAACGATTTGGGTTCTCAGACCCACCGCAAAGTTCGGTCTTATCAAAACCCTTTGGATGGCCAGGGAGATACGCAAGCATCTCCCAACAAGACTGGAACCTGAAATCATAGACATACCAGAAGCTACCTTATCACCTAATGGTAACAAAATGTATGCATTTTCCCATGTCGATTCTGAAAATGAGATTATCTACTCATACACTCTTGCCGGAACTCATGTAACGGCAAGTATCGATAAGAAAGCATACTCTGTTATCAGAACGTGGAATGCTGACAGAAAAACGAAGATGAATGCGGCTCAATTCAACCAACTATATGGTGGTACAAAGAAGTGGGAACCCCTCGAGGTCTCACTAGCCATATTAGCTGTCACCTATGTTGTTAACCATCGCAAGGGCCTTGATTACGTCAGGCCCCCTTCTGTTACTCACTATACTTACAAACCAGAAGATTACGACTGTACTGTTGAAGAAAATCCAGCAACAGACAAATACTTCGAAGGTTGTACCGGTAATTTAACACATATACCTATTAAATGTAAGGCCAACACCGCACACTCCATCAAAACACGCGT